GCTGGATTTTCATATTTTTTCACCGAATCTTGTAATGCTTTTCGTCGATCATCACTCCAAAACTCCGATCCGGTTCGGGCCAGAACTAACCCATCGCAACCTTCATACCGCATGAGGCAACAACACGAAGCATCGTAACTCCCAGCCATATTGGTCACGACCAACTCCTCTCGCAGATCCCTCTTGAGAACCAGAATCCAAAACGGAGTACCCGCAAGCGAAGCGGAACGCTTCGCTTGCTCGATGAAGTCCCGCATCTGATTCGGCCCGTTGGGCTTGTCGAGTAGGTCTTGAATGCTGATGCGATTGAATCCTCGTTTAAGCTCAAAAGTCGCTATGTTCAGCAACTTCTGCGCTTCGGGACATTGCGCAGCAATGTCCCCGTAGCCGTTGGCTGTGTTCCTACCGGACTTGGCCCGGTTGGTGGCTCGGCCCCCCGAGCCACCAAGCCGCCAGAACCAATCATCGGCTTTGCCTTCGCTCCACCATAGGGATAGCTTTCGAGCGAAATCTCGCTCGAAAGCGGAGCCTTTCTTTGGATCGCCCTTGCGTTTCTTCTTGACCGGAGCCTCGGTTGTAGCTTTTTTCTTGGGCATTATTCGGATTCGCCTTTGTTGCTGCGGTGCTGCTCAATTCGCTCATAAATCGCCATCAGTCGCTCATTCTGGGCGTGTCGCATCGTTCTTCGCCTTGCGACTGCTTCCAGCATTCGCTTGTCTTTGATGACCTCATGGCCGTCCCATTGCTGTTCGACGGCTTGGACAAGTTCGCGAAAGCGAACTTGTCGAGGGGCCTTGGTCAAACGGGTCGTCCTGTTCTTCTCTTTGTCGGCTTTGCGTTCCTCAGGGGAACGCGAATCCTCCGGCTTCTTGTTGGAGTCCAACCATTGTCGTCGGGTGAGTCGAATGCTCATTTCTTGATGCCTTTCGGTGTTCGTTGTGCTACGCTGTCGAATACTCGGCCCATCATCGCCCAGTCCAAAGCGTCGACCTGTGGCACAGGTCGACACTCGGGAGTCCCCGGAGCGGGGAGCTTCGTAAGCTGGATGTTCTTGTTATATACTTCTACGTGGTCGGTGAAGCGTTTTCGGAACTCAGGTTTCCCTTTTCCCATTAAAAACTTCGCCGCCTTCGCCATGCCAATGCCTGTCAGTCCGACAACATTGTCGGACGAACAGCCTGCCCATGCCTTTGCCGAAGCGTAAAGGCATGGTGGCATCTCGGAGTGTTTTCTTCGGAAATCCTCCTCGTTGACTACCGTTTTGGAAGCCGGACGGTAGACTACCACCCGGCTGCCCTCGATCATCTGGTAGAGATCCTCGTCATTGCTGACGATGTACACCTTCCGAGCATTCGGAAGGTGCTTGACGCACGAAGCGATCAGGTCGTCGGCCTCGAATCCTTTGGCCCAGAAGATGTTGTTGGCCCCGATGGTCGGCAAGTGGATCTCTCGAAACGCTGCCATCTGGTCGTACAAGATTTGTCGGAGTTCTTTCTCGTCCTCGGGAGCCTGCAACCTCGCTTCTTTGCGAGGTTGCTTGTAGGCAGGGTCGATCTGCTTTCGATAGTCGTACCCGCCATCGAAGCAGAAGATCAGCGTGTCGACGCATAGATCGTCCTGCAACTTGTTGCAGGACTGATGCAACGCCTTGAACAGCGTGCCGGGGTCATCCCGCCAGAACTGCGGCGGGATGGTATGCCATCGAGCATAAGCGAGGTTGCTTACGTCGATGATCGCGTAGCGAGCATCGGCGGTCATCACTGCCCCCGAGCTTTTCTCAAGACATTGCGGATAACCGCAATGCCTTCGAGCTTGTGGCCGATTTCTTGCAACTGATCTCGCAAACATGCGAGATCAGTCTTGACCTTGACCAACAACTCAGTCTTTTCGTCGGCTGTCAGGGCATCCCCTGACAGCACCTTTTGCTCCACGTTCAGAGCCGCAGATCGGATCTGCTCAATCAGTTCGTCCATTTATTCGTACCTTTTCTTACGGGTTACTGTCAGTTGGGACTCAATAGAGTCCCAACACGCCTGCATTGCCGCGAACAACTCTTGTTCGCGGCCATCGTCCTCAATCTTGCGAATCAATTCTTCGCGGTTGTAGGTTTTGTCGTACATGGTGGAAGTGATCCTACCCGACGTAGCCGACCATGTTTTTTCTTTGATAAGGAAGTCGACCGCCGCGCCGGTCGCATCCACGCCGAAGTCTGGCATGATGGGAATGCTGACGGTTCGCTGTCTGCCGTTGATTCTGTTCTTTTCGACCTTGAACGTAGGGACGATCCCTATGATCCGCTTCTGACCGTTGACTTCCTTCATCAGCTTTTCGCCAGGGTAGGTCCAAATCTCGACCGAGCCCCCGAACTTGATCGCGTGGCCTCCGCCTCGAACGTGCTTTGGTCCGTACAAGCCTGCTTTGAGGTTATCTCGCACCTGCGAGATACTCAACAGAATCGACCCTGAATCCTCGATCATGGTGAGGATTCGAGGTAGTCGCTGACTGTTGATCTTGGCTTTCCCGTCGCCGTAGCTTCCGTCGATTTCCTTGCCTTCGGCGCGATTCTTCGCGTCGTCGGCAATCTGCTTTTCCTTCTGCTCGCTGGACAGGGTGTCCAGCGAGTCGATGATCGCGACGAACTTCTGGCCTGCTTTAATCTTCGCTTCCAACCAGTCGTAAACGAACTCAAGCAACATCGGCTTGCCGGGTTCGGAGCGAAGTACCTGAATCCGCTTCGCGGCTTTCGATCCGAAAAACTTCTCGAAGTCGAAGTGGTTACCCACTTCGGCATCGATATGCCATAGCTCGTAGTCATCGAACTCAGGGTTGTTGGCCGCCTCGGCCAACAACGTCAACGTCGCCAGCGTCTTACCGCTGGACGAATCACCAACGTAGAACACGTAGGTTCCGGCCATGATCCCCTTCTGCCAATCGCCGGAGACGGCGAGGTTCAGCAGGGGACACCCAAGCGAAAGGAACTTCTGTTCCTTTCGCTTGGGGGTGGCTGCGTCTTGTAGGACTTCGAGTGGCTTCTTCTTAGGCATCGGTACGCTCCATAATGGTCTTGAGACAATCGAGGACGTACTGTGTTTTGTCCTCCACCACAATCGTACTGTTGTACGATTGGGGATACAAGATTGCATCACCGCCTTTCTCCCTAAAAAGCCGACAATTCTCGACATTATCGTCGATCAGGATCGCCCCTGGGCGAGCCAGTTCGTACTTGTCGTGCATGAAGATCGTCTGCTGAATCTCGATGTCCAGTTCCCTCTTGAGCCATACGGCTCTGCCGTACAGGCAATTGGGGTCTGGAAAGGGTCGAGTGCAGACGTATGCCGAGTCTGCGAGATCGCAGACTTCGGCCCATAGCCTCTTGGCCCCTGGGATTCGAGCCATCGAATCCCAGAACGAGACGAACGACATGGCGTCGTCGAGGTCTGCCTGAGTGATTCCATGCTCGGCAAACCCATCCCAAGCCTTCCAAGGCTTGAGGGGTTTGTCCGCCCAATAGTGGATCTGCTTGACCCAATCCGCCAACACGCCGTCGCAGTCTACGTAAATCGTTGTCGTCATCATTTAGCCCTTGTAAAGACATGAAAAAACCACCCACCGGCGGCAACCGGTGGGTGGTGTATTTGCCCATTGCGCAAGCTGGAGGTTGGGTTCGGCTTGCCAATTGAACTAGGTAGTTATGGGCCTTCCCGGCACTTACCTCGCACCAGCCTATTTTGCGGAGAAATTAGAACCCGCGCGGCAGGCCAACCTCTATTTTCCTTTGGTCATGCCACCCTTCTTCGGAGCAGCCGGAGGCTGCTTCGGAGGCTTGGTTCCCTTCGCCCCCTTCTTTTCCTTGGAGACGGTTGACTTGTACGTTCCTGACTTCGATGGCATGGTATTTCTCCTGTTGCCGAGTTGCTGAAAAACCAAAACTGTATTGTACTACAAACGTCGGGACTTGTTTACAAGTCCCGACAAAAGGATCGGGCAGGATTGGCTACCTGCTGCACCGGATATTTAGTGGCATCCTCTCAGCCATCTCCCAAGTCTCTTATTTTCCGGTAGTCCTGCTATTACGGGTGCGTGTCCATCCACGCCGCCGACCCTCAGGCCCGATCACTGATCGGGCCATTCCGAATCCCACGCTTCGTCGGAACCAGAACCAGCGGAGGCTGGTGCTGGTTCTGGTGCGACTTCGGGCGTGGTCCCTGCCGCTTGAGCCTGCGGCTCTCGCGACAGATCCTTCAAGCTGACCTTGCGAGGTTCATCTTCGCTATCAAAGACGCTGATTACCCCGTTGGTGTTCTTGTGGATCGTGACTTTCCCAAAGGTGACGTGGTAAGCCACGTCACCCTTAGCAGGCCAAGCAGTCGCAGGAGCCGAGACGGTAGGGGCCGATACCGCAGGAGCCGAGGCAGCAGGGGGCAAGGTCGTCGTGACGACCGGCCTTTGCACCTTAGGCTCAGGAACAGTCGGCTTCGGAATGTCCAAAGGCTTCGGCGTTGGCGGTGGTTGCACCACCGCCGAAACCGTAGCCACCACTTCGGTGTCCTCGGACACCGAAGCGTCGTCCGCATCTTCGTCGTAAAACTTGGCTCGCAAAGTCTCTGCACTCTCGATAACCAGCAGGTTATCGAGTTGCAAGGCTTGGGCCAAGATCGCATCGGGAACGCCGCCGTGTCGGTCGAAATCGAACGAGACGGCCTCGTAACACTTCCCACCGGGAAAAGTCTTTTCAGCGAAGGTGACGTAGATGAACGCGCCTTCGGCGGGGTCAGCGAAGTAGTCAATCCACTCTCGACCTGGGATCGCAACCTTAGCCGAGACGCTGATGTTCAACTGCTTCGAGAACGAGAAGAAACTGTGATCGAACAGCACGACTTGGTTCTGCTCAGGCAACCACACTGTGTACAGTGTGCGTTGCTTGGCATAATACTTCTTGGCCGTTTCCTTAGTCAACTCGCCCGATTCGATGGCAGCATTGATGCCTTCGCAAATAGGGCACTTGCCTCCCTTGGTCAACCTCGGGCAGATCGCGTATCCCTTGTTGTCCGACCCAAGGTTGTTGTGAACGTAGTAGTCTCGGGCGTAGTGCAAATCTCCGTCCTTCGCCACCGGGTGCTTCGCACCTGCTGGCACAGTGTACGGCAAGATAGCCATCTTGATCGTGCCTGCTTTGTCGACCTTGAGGGTCTTGATGCCTTGCGGGATTCGGAGAATCCTGCCAGCGGGGCCTTTGGCCGCTTCTTCTCTGGTTTTCTTCGATGACAATGCCATGTTAGATCTTAACTCCCTTCGGTTGGATTGGGGTCGATCCGAGGAATCCGGAGATCGACAGTTCGGTCAGGTACTTCAAGCTCGAACGCTTCGCGTCAAGAGCATCGCAAACGGCGCGAGTCTCCGACAACTTGGACTTAGCCGCAACTACTGCCGCCTGGGCTTCAATGTAGTCGGGCTGTGTGAGGATCAACGCTTTGATTGTGTCCTCAGTGGTTTTGGTAACCCCGTAGTTTACGGGGTTCTGCCTGATGTCGATGCTCAGCTTGGCTTCGACGAGTTTCAGGTGGTTCTCAGCGACCAAGGACGCCGTGGCGTCCTCGGTCGCTGCTCGGTTCCACAGGAGAATATCCTGTGGAACTGATTCGAGATCATCGGCAAGACGGTTACGATCCACCGACAAGTTTGTTTGCTCAGACATTTCTGCCTCCTAAGTGAAAGTTTCCATTCCGACTGTGCTAGGTTCTACGCCGAGGCTCGAACCAAAGCAAGAATAAATCCAGGTTTGCGAGAAGAAAAAAATGAATTTTCAAACTCGCTCATAATCTTGACCACGGTTGGGACTGACTTTCCGTTCAGAAGCATCGCCGCACCGTAGGACATGATCGCACACCGAAGCCGCTCGATCTCCCCTTCGGGGAGATCTTTAACCGTGACCCCGTGGTTCGGGAAGATTTTCTTCCCGGCATAAAGGTCTTGGACCACCTTGAACACGTCAGGCTTGAGATCCTCAGGATTGCTGAGGATCTCCGGCCAACGCTCCTTCGGAGCGTTGGCAACCTGCTCTAGCAGCACCAAGGCGAGCCTTGGGCTGCCATTGGCCGCCTGCGAGATCGTCGTGGCGATGCACTCGATCCCCTCGGCGGTTGCCACCTTGTTGACCAAGGTGTTCAAGTCGGCGATGCTGACATCGCCGAGCTTGAAGTGGGTCAGCCGATTCTGCAACGGCTTTTCCAGCTTCTCGGGGTTGGTCGTGCAGAGTATGAAGTAGATGTGGCCGGGGGTATCCTCGGCCATCTTGAGCATAGCTCTCTGGCCCTGGGATGTGATTTGGTGGGCCTCGTCGATGATGTAGATGCGTCGGCCTCCGGAGAGGCCACGCATCTGCAATCGGCCCTCGATCTCGCGGATAGCGTCAACTCCGTTGTCGCTAGCCGCATTCTTCTCAATGATGTCGACGCCGGATGCTCCGAGTTCCTTGGCGAGAATTCTCGCCAAGGTCGTCTTTCCGGTCCCGCTGGGGCCGGAAAACAAAAGAGCATGGGGCAATGCTTGCTTCGCAAGCATTGCTCGTAGTTGCGATACGACAGCAGACTGACCGACAACTTCGTCCAGCGAAGCTGGACGGTACTTTTGGTAAAGGCCCATTACTTCAAAAATCCTTTCATAATCTCAGTGATTCGGCGTTGGAATTGGGGAAGTGATCCGTCGTTCATAACGATGCGATCAACAGCGAATTGCTGTTGTTCGCTTCGGTGGCTTGGCAAAGTGGCGACTTCCTCGGAGACTCGACCTTGAATCTCCCAGATTTCCCCACCCTCGGACTTGATGAACTCCGCTTCCTCAGGGAAGCGGAGGTCGCGAATCGCGTACCTTGGTAGATTCTTTTCCCGCATACGCTGCTTGGCGATGTTCACCCAGCAGTAGTTTCCGAATAGATCCCTGCCATTCTCCGTACCGATGGTACGGAGCATTTGCCGAACGGCGGGATACCGCCGTTTGGTCGTGTCCCACCCGTCCCCATCGACGAGGGTTTGTAAGTAGATGCACCGGTGGAGAGCGATCAGCACAGGTGGGTTGAGCCGGTAGAGGCTTTCGTAGACGGGATCGGAGAATCCGATGATCCCGTATCCGAAGTGGAAGGCTAGCCAAGTGGCTGCGGTATCCTTACCGGAGCCAATTTCCCCCCGCAATCCTATGATTGGGGGTAATTTGCCTAGCCTGCCTTGTGGTAGGCTTTCTTGCTCGCCCATGAATCTTCTCCTACTTCTACTTCGGTTTTGAGGTCAACGATAATCCAAGGCCATTGTGTTCGTATCCACTTTGTCATTACCTCGTTTGCCATCTCGATGTAGTCGTCGAGTTCCTCTCGGGGAACCTCGGCGATCAGCGAGTCGTGGATCTGGCAGAACAGGCGGCTACGCATCTTCCTTTGGGAGATGCGTTTTGTCAACTCTATGGTGCTTTTTAGCAGACAGTGGAAGGCTGCGCCTTGCACCGGGCTGTTGATAACTTCGTTACGCTTGAAGATCCCCCAAACGCGAAACCCGGTGAGCGTGTGGAAGTGGCCGTTGCGTAGGTACTCTTGGAACCAGTCGGTTCGCCATTGCTTGTAAACTGAAAACCGCTTGTTCCAGAAGTGGTTGAACATGCTGTCGATATGCTGCATGAACGAGTCGGAGGTCATAGCCTTTTCGTGGCCGAGGGTCTTGATGCCCCTTTCGGACAGGTGTTGCAAAAGCGGCTTGCCGCTTTGCATCGTATGTGACTCGGCGAATCGCCAAAGGTTTTTGGCGATACTGCCGGGGGCATCCCCATAGAACGCAGCAAACGTCCAAAATCCCTTAATTGCTTGACGAATTGGCTTTTCTACAGCATCGAGCTTGAAGCATTCGAGCGTCGATTCCTTGTGGAGATCGTCGCCGGATTGGAGGATGTCGAGCATCGTCGGGTCGCGGTGGTAGCAAGCGGCTACGAACACTTCCAACTGAGCGTAGTCGATCTCCACGATCACGTTGTTCGGATCGCTGGGTTTGATAATTCCCCGAATCACCTTCCCGATGTCGGGATCTCGGATCGGGATGTTCTGCAAGTTCGGAGAATCCGAACTTGACCGGTACGTGGTGACCGTATGTAGATTGAAAAAAGCGTGAACTCTGCCTTTGCAGAGTTCACGCTTAAATGGCATCAAGTACGTCCCCTTGAGCTTCGCTAGTTTCTGCGTTCGCTGAAACAGCTTCGCATAGGGAGTGTTGATTTCTTGTAGGCCCTCGTCATCCAGAGACAGTTTACCTGTCTCTGGATTGACCACACCGCCAGGAAAACCCATGACGTTGTAGAGGATGTGAGCTAGTTGCTCTCGGGAACCTATTTTGGTCTTGGCTCCGAACCGCTTTCGCTGTTCCTCGTACTCATTCATCGACCGCAGTTCCGCTTCCATCCCCTTGATGCGATTGCCGACATCGGCAATCGCAGCATCGAGTCGTTCCTCGCACACGGGCATCCCTACGCTTTCCATTCTGGAAAGCGCGAGGGAGCCTTCGTGCATCAAGGCGTAGGCTTGCGGACTTGCAGGTTTCATTAGCGACGACGCCCCAATCGGTCGTAGACGACGACCTTGCCAGCGGTCTTGACGACCTTGGCAACGGGTCGGCCAACTCGGTCGTAGACTTGCGAGCAAGTCCCACCGACGCACGTTACGACCCTCGCTACAGGACGGCCCAAACGGTCAACGACCGTTTGGGTGTCGCCTGCGAACGACTGGACTGCGAACGAAGCGGCGATGACCATCGCCGCGAACAAACTCATTGGATTCCGCATTGGATTCCCTCTTTCTATTTTTAACCCAGAAACAGCACCAAACCCACGTTGGGTTTGGTGCTAGGGGATCGGGCAGGATTTGAACCCGCATTTCAGCCCATAAAAGAGCCGAGACTCCCTTAGTCGACCGACCCATAAACCAGCCTCACAAACACCTGTTTATCTGGTCTTGCCATTTTTCACCATTCGCCTTTCTTGCGGGATGTTCCGCAATGTTTACTTTACCACCCCTCCATAGGAAACTCCAAGTACACTTGCACTTGCTTGCGGATCTCGTTCTTGGGTGTTTTGACGGTATCACTGCTTCGCGTAAGTCGGATAAACCATCTCCATCCACTACCCACCGCTGCCGTTCCTTGGTGGAAGGTTTGCCAGTCGAACTGAATGAGCTTGCCGCTGCTTGCTTTGACGCTTTGTAGTTTCCCTGTTCCCAGCAGTCGAACGACTTCGTTATGCCATTCTCGATAAATCAACTCGCCCTCAGGAATGGCTGGCATTTCACACTCTCCAACAGCAAATTCCGTAGGGCAAATCTCAGCATTGATTAAACCGAGAAGATGCTCGCTGTGGTATCTCGGTGTGTCGTAATCCGGTTGAGAAGCGGTCAGAAAATGCTGCCCTTCTGCAACAGGCGGTCGAGGTACGTCATCGTGGTGAAATCCGGGTATGGCTGGATACCAACCGTTCATAAGCATGTGCGTTCGGCTATCGACCACGCAGTCGTCCCAGCCGCAAGGGAGTGAATCGAGGAAGGCTTTCGTTACTGGCCCGGCATGTTCTCGCACGAAGGATATGTGCGACTTGTAGAACATCGGCTCTTTGTTCAAGGTGTCTTTGTCCCACACACAGGGAAATTCGCCGACAATCTGTATCTGCGAATTGAATCGTTTTGGTGTTGATGCGCCCATATTTGCGCCTCCTGTTTATTTGGCCCAAAAACAGCACCAAACCCACGTTGGGTTTGGTGCAAGAGGATCGGGTACGACTTGAACGTACTTTTGCCGCGATTTAACGCCCCTGTGTAGATGTCCCTGTTAGGGAGGCCCACACCGCCGATCCTTGGTCGGGTTTCTGGAGCGACCGCGAAAGCTGCTCCCCGTTCTGGCTGGTGCTATCCCGAATGCACCAGATCGTTTAGGGTGCTACCCTAACATCCTCGCTTAAAGAGGATCGGGCAGATCGTCATCTGCTTAGGCATGATCTATGCCACCTACTTCATTTAGGCGAAGCATTTCTGGTGACTACACACATTTCATGCCGCCGACCCTGCGCAACTGATAAACCGTTGCCGCCTCGCCGGTTTGGCCTCCGGCATCGGCTCTGATTGTGATTAAATCTTCATGGTGATTTCCTTTATTCTAGGAGGTCGCAAGATTCCTCACAACGATCTTTGTTTGGGGCTAGCTCGGTGTCGGGTACTCTTTTACCGACTCGTCTGCTTGCGGCTTGTTCGTACCAAGGTCACCCCGATGCCCCTATTCTACGTCCAGTGACCGCCTAGAGGCGGTCACCTTGACCAATTTTCCGGTATTTTGTTCCAGAATAGGCAGATTCCCTGCTAATTCGCAGGGAATCCATTCAGCAGGCATGTAGCCCGAGCCGATGCCTGTCGAAATGGCATACGCCATTTCGACTGGGTTTGCCAAGTTTGCAACCTGTTCCTCGGAGTACGATTCCCAGCCCAACCAATCCCCTGCCATGATTCTGTTCGGATCTGATCCGAACAGCACCACGGGCAATTCTTGGATGACTTCCCCCTCGGCGTTGGGACTGGCCGAGACGAATACGTCGTGCCCAGGCTTGGCTCGCGTAGCGAGCCAATCGCTGAAACTGTCGTAGCAGACCACCTTGGTGATCTGATACTTGTCGGACAGAAGGTCGCTCAAGTTCGGGGTGACGATGCTCAGCCATCGCTCCACATGGACGGCCACTTGTGGTCGGACCTTGTGGGCGTTGCCTAGCTTCTTCATTTCTCGCAAGAGCTTGCGGTGGGCCGCAAGCACCTTCTTGGCGTGCTTGTACAAGACCATGCCGTCAGGCGTGGGCTT